GATATATCACCACGAAACGGGATATGAGTGGGATAATGCCACTTGGCCTGTATTATGGTACACACGGAAAGGAGGGGGCGTACGGGGGAACCTTGGTTACCCGTATAGATATATCACCACGAAACGGGATATGAGTGGGATAATGCCACTTGGCCTGTATTATGGTACACACGGAAAGGAGGGGGCGTACGGGGGAACCTTGGTTACCCGTATAGATATATCACCACGAAACGGGATATGAGTGGGATAGTAAAGCACGGCCTGTATTATGATATTGCTTGATATTTGGTTAGACTTAAACCCATATTATATAATATACCCACGGAAAGGAGGGAGTATACGAAGGAACATTGGTTCACTGTAAAAATCGATAAAAATTGATTTATTTTGTTCAACTCTTTCAATACGAATCATCTTACTAGTTTGATACTATACGTTTAATATACAATGTCTGCTACCGTTGAAACCGTTGCTGTTGAGGTTGTTGTTCGTGAAAAAAAACCTACCCTACCTGCCAAGTACACCAAGAACTTGGTCTTTGGTTATTGGTTGATTGAGAAACTTCATGACCAAGGTTTGCTTTCGGAATCTACACCTGCTTACGAGTTGCTACAACTCTTTGCTGATGTTCCTACGCAAATTTCCTACATGGATGAGGGCTTCTTCGAAGAACTTTCGTCCTTGACCAAGGACATGAAGGCCAAGATTCGGGCTTTCCACAAACCAATCAAAACTTCTACCAAGAAGACCGCTACTGGCGAGGATGCCCCTGCCAAGAAGCGGGGACGCAAGAAGGCTGTGGTTATTCCTCCCGTTTTGGATGAACAATCACAATACATTGCTGATTTGGTACAAACCGCCAATCCTACCAAAAAACAATCCGCTTTACAAGCTGTGAATACTCTTTTGAATGCGGAGGTATCTACGATTCCTACACCCAAAAACAAAAAAAATACTAACAAGAAAACTGCTCCTGTTGTCACCGAGACTGAGAATGTCACTGTGACTGAGAATCTCACGGGGGAAGAACCTACGGCGGTTGTTCCTACACCCAAAAACAAAAAAAATACGAACAAGAAAACTCCTGCTGATGAAACTGTCACTGTGACTGAGAATCTCACGGGGGAAGAACCTACGGCGGTTGTTCCTACACTCAAAAACAAAAAAACTACGAACAAGAAAACTCCTGCTGCTGAGAATCTCACTGGGGAAGAACCTACGGCGGTTGTTCCTACACCCAAAACAAAAAAAAATACGAACAAGAAAACTCCTGCTGCTACTCCTGTGAATGTGGAAGAACCTACGGCGGTTGTTACTACACCCAAAAACAAAAAAAATACAAACAAGAAAACTCCTGCTGCTACTCCTGTGAATGTGGAAGAACCTAAGGCAGTTGTTCCTTTGGAGGAGGGGGAAGTTGATGAAAATGAAAATGATGAAAATGATGAAAATGAAGATGATGATGTTATTGAAGCTTCTCCTTTCGTTTTCAACCAACAACACTTCCTTATCGACAACAACAACTTACTTTATCACCCTTCCTCCTTCCTTCATCTTGGATCTTTCGACCCTATCCTTCAAATTATATCTCTTATCTAATTAGTTTATTCTTTTGTCTTTGTGCCTTTATGTAATCTTACTTTAAAAAAACCTTTTTTATTCACTTTCCCATAAATATCGTTTAAAATGCCATACAAATTCTTTTTTTTTTGTATCGTTCTTCGGTATTACATATTCTAGTTGTTCTTCTTGAGTCATTGGGAGTCCATCTTGGGCAGTGGAGATCCACTGAGGATGACATTTATCCCCTGAAATCCTCAATAAATCTACAAACAAAGGTCCATACTTATACATATAACTCCATCTCCAATTAGGACATTCTTCTGTATAATACAACAAACACCATTCCAGTCCTTCCAAGTAATTTTTACATATTTCTTCTCTATCCAATCCTTCTAATAACAATTCATTATACCTCTCTTCCCATCCTTCCTCACTTGGACATATATACCTCTCACCTGCGCGATTCATTATTGGAGAATTTTGAAACATTTTTTCACGTTCTTCCACCGTTTTAGGTTCATGCCAAATCCATTTATCAAATTTTTCTCTGATAGAGTATTCTTCCAAAAGATATTGATGTTCTAATTTACTCATATTGCTTATCAATAATTGAACGTTTTTCCAACATATTTCAAATCTATTTTTACTAATTTCGTATTTCAACAGAAATGATTCCGTCTTTTTACAAAATAATTTATTATATACATCCATAAATACACGTATTCCATGGGTTCGTATGTTAAATGCAGGAAATTGAGGCAAAAAATCATTACCAAGAAAAAAACACAAAAATACATAATCATAAATTCGGTTAGGATCTGTAAATCCCATTTCTACCAGAATATATTTGCTTAATAAACCGATATCAACTAAGAACGTTTCATCTACTTTCATATCCGTCTTTTTACCTGATTCATTACTGATATATAAATTAATCTTACTTTTTAAAAACTCAGGTGCTTCTCTAAAAATATAAGCATTTTTGTAATATTTATGATTGAATATAGATAACATAAATAAATCCGAATCAAGTCCATAAATAATAACATTATCATTTATAAAATTATTTTCCCGTATATATCTAAAAATTTTATGTTCTCCTTCTCCAGGTTCATTTGATGTCGAAACAATTATGTTATCAACATTATATTTTTGTTCAGTACCAACAAAATATTTCGTCACACGTCGGGACAGTTGTTTCATAAATTCCGTTCCTGGAGTAATTTTTAAAGTATCCCATTTTTTTTGGGTACTTGAAAAAATATTTGAAACAAACTGTGTTTTATAACGTCTTTTGCGTTGTTGTTTCATTTTCGCAAATGGTGCGACTCCGTCAAACGCAATAAATACAGTTTGCTTAGGAGCTACAGTCATTATATAATCGTGAATTTTACTTAAAACAGATTCGATAATATCATCATCTGTAGGAATCGAATCAGTAAATTTGTAAACAGAATCGTATATAATTGAATTACTATCTAAAAACAAATGATTCAATATTTCTTCATTTGATTTGTCCCTACCTGACTCTGGATTCGATTTTACTGCCGACATATTTTGTAGACTTTTCACAATCTTTGGATAATTTCTTATAATATGTGAAAAATAACTTGGTATTCCCATTCTGTATCATATATATTTGTAAATTACTATCTAAGTTCTTTTCGTGAATATTATTTCATGGAATAATGTATGTCTCAATTGTATGGAAACCGGAATTGAGAACTCGATTGTTTCAGAAAAAATTCCTTTAAAAATTATTAATGAACAAATCGAATATATACAAAATATCATACAAAATACTGTAATATCTTTACAAATGTATAACAAGTCTGAATTATTTAGTAATAGTGATATGAATCAATATACATCATCATTGAACTGTTTATTAGATAAATCAAAGGAAATTACAAATATATTGAAAGAAACAAACGACGACACAGAAAATTGTATTCATACAATACAAAATATTATTAACGAATTAACACAAATTATTTCAAAAATAGGTACACTTAAATTGTATGATTTGTTATATATAATATTCGGTTCCGAATTTTTAAAAAATAATGATTTTTCTACCACAATTAGGTACAAATATGAATTATTATTACAAAATGTTCATCCAATCGGATTTAAATCAATACGATACTCTCAAATAAATTCAAAATGTACCACAAATAAATTGATTTATGACAAAGATAACGAGGCAAAATGTTCTAATAAAAATACCGACGAAACGATTATGATCGAAAATTCACAACAGTTGGAATGTTTCGATGTGGATATTACCCATTTCTTTTTCAGACGTTGTCATGAGATTAAAATAGTATTTCATTGTGAAAAACAAAACAAAACCATTGTGGTTAATGGAATTGTCACAAATTTGAATATATCGTTTTTTTCTAATAATTATATTGATAGACGAATACAAAATTTATTAGAAAAACGACCTCTCTCTGTAGACGAAGATTTATTAAAAAAACAGATTGACGCGATGACAATTAAGGATATTTTCATACATGGAGATAATGATATTTATCTTAAAAATTCTCACATACAAAATACAATAAATACGATGAAAACAACCAAATTAGAAACATTAACAAAGAATTTTATTCAATTAGACTTGTTCTCCAAAAGAAGTCAATTAATGGACATGTTATTATGTATAAAAGACGGTGAAATTCAATATTTGGCCTATTTATTGTATGATTTATTATCTAATGTAGATAATAAAAATGATGAATACGAAGATTCTAATGAACAATTATCCATTTATGACAGTTTGCCATGGAAAACAAGATGTCTATTCAAAGATGCTATGAAAAATACTGTCCAATATAATCAAAACATTCTCAACAAATACGAAAATACTGCGATTTCTATAGAACAACAGATCATTTTTTGGAGAGTGTCGGACAACATAAAAGAAAGGGCATTCATAAAATTAAAAGAAATCAAAGGACGTATAGATGATTCTGGTTCCAAATCAAAACAGTATTTAGAAGGACTATTGAGAATACCATTTGAAACATATCGTAAAGAACCCATTCTTTGTATGATAGAAAAAATAAACGATATTTTTTTTAAAATTATTCGTTACAGTGAAGACAACAAACAAATAATAGAAACTGTCCAAAAAGTACCAATAAAAGATAAATATACCAATGTAGAAATACATAATTATTATGACATTATTCATGTTGAAAATGTAAATGAAATCAAAAAAATATTGTATTCATTCACAAAAAAGGAAATTTCACATATTATTCGAGTCATAAAATCAAATGAAAAAAAAATGGTAAAGGGTATTTTACCCAAAGAAACATTTTTACGTGAAATGATGGAAAATTTAAATAACATGGAAAAAATTAAAAAAATAAACGATTTTTTCATTAAAAATATTATGAATACGGAACCCAACGAGCCAATAATTTGTGAAAAAACCTTACAAAAATATTTTCAATTATTAAAACATTTTAAATACCACATGTTTGGTATGGAATTAGTACAAGAAATGAATACTACCAAAGAAATGGTAAAGCGTATGCGAAATGTATTAGATGATTCAATTCATGGTCATGAAAATGCGAAAAAACAAATTATGAAAATTATTTGTCAATGGATGAATGGTTCTCAATCTGGATATTGTTTCGGGTTCGAAGGTTCTCCAGGGATAGGAAAAACTTCTTTGGCGAAAAAAGGGTTGGCCAATTGTCTAACCGACGATCAAAATATTTGTAGACCTTTTTCCTTCATCGCACTAGGTGGTTCATGCAATGGTTCAACTCTAGAAGGGCATAGTTATACCTATTTAAACTCCACATGGGGTAGAATCGCGGATATTTTAATTGAAAGTAAATGTATGAATCCGATTATTTATATAGACGAATTAGACAAGGTAAGTAAAAGCGAACATGGTAAGGAAATCATCGGTATATTAACACATTTAATTGATTCAACGCAAAATGATAATTTTCAAGATAAATATTTCAGTGGTGTACCTCTCGATTTGTCCAAGGCGCTTTTTATTTTTTCTTATAATGATGTTGACCAAATTGATCGGGTCTTACTTGACCGTATTCATCGTATCAAATTCGATAATTTGTCTTTGAAAGAAAAAATCACTATTTCCAACAAATTCATTGTTCCCGAAATAAATGAAAAAATGGGATTTCACAATACAGTTGAATTAAACAATGATATCATACAATATATTATAGAAAATTACACTTCGGAACCAGGTGTTAGAAAACTCAAAGAATTATTGTTTGATTTATATGGTGAAATAAACATTGAATTGATGGAAGGAAATACAACACATATTACATTTCCAATTCATATTACCATACCACAACTCGAAATATATCTAAAAAACTATAAAAAAATACTGGAAATAAAGATTCATACTGAAAATACGATCGGCATTATGAATGGTCTCTGGGCGAACATGTTGGGTAAAGGAGGTATCATTCCCATCGAGACCATGTTTTTTCCATCAGAAACTTTTTTGGAGTTGAAATTGACTGGTTTACAAGGTGATGTTATGAAAGAAAGTATGAATGTTGCGAAAACATTGGTATGGTCATTGTGTTCTCAAAAACAAAAAGACCTAATATTGAAAACATCGAATACCACAAAATCTCGCGGAATTCATGTACATTGTCCTGAAGGCGCTGTTTCAAAAGATGGTCCATCTGCTGGTGCTGCCATTGTAATAGCAATATATAGTTTATTGAATAAAAAAAGAATAAAATATGATGTCGCAATTACAGGAGAAATCAGTTTACAGGGAAACATAACCGCGATTGGTGGTTTAGAACACAAAATCGTTGGAGGGATACAAGCTGGTATACGAGTGTTTATTTTTCCCGAAGAAAACCGTTCAGATTTTCATCATTTCATACAAAAAATGATAGAACAAGACTCAATATTAGGTTCTCATCAAATAATAGACGGTAATAAAAAATATGATATTGTATTTTCGGGCAAAACGATCACATTCATCTTGGTTGCGAAAATACACGAAATTTTCGAATATGTTTTCGAACAATAAATATATTCATACTATAATATCAAATATAATATAGTATGGCGCTGAATATTACAGCCGTTTTGTATATGTTTTTTAGGCTAGCGCCATTCATGTTAGTATGTTTTTTTTCTCTGTATTCCATTTTTAATAAAAACATGAATGGTATTATTTATTTAGCTGGGTTACTAATAGCATGTTTTGTAACAGTATTGATAGGTAATTTCCCAGGATTTCAAAATTTTGATAAATCAACTGGATTACCTTCCCGAATGAACGAATCGTGTAGAATGATAGAATTTACGGAAACGGGTCCTATTTCATATCTTCCGTTGGGACAAACCATTTTAGCGTATACATTAGGTTATGTTGGTGTACCTATTATTAAAAATGAATTTTTAAACAATAATTTTAATCACATGAATATTCCGACCATGTTATTCTTTTTCACATTATTATTGGCGGACTTCATGTGGAATATGTATAAAAATTGTTTTGGTATTGGTTCGCTCGTTATTTCATTGATAATTGGTATTATGGTTGGTATCCTATGGGCATATACACTTATGACTTCCGGAAATAACATATCCTTATTTAAAACCGGAAGTACCTCGAAAACTTGCTCGAAAAATACACTACCTACCAAAAATCGTTGTCGTGTAAGAAGCACACCGTACATATATGCCGTTAATTCTGATTTAAACAAACCAAATAGTATATGTACTGATTCACAAGGTAATTTGTATATTTCCGATACGGATAACAATATTGTTCGTAAAATTACCTTCAAAAATACTGATACCACAACACCAGTACAATATATTGACACAAACTCAATAATTGCGGGTACAATGGATTTGTCTACTGACGTAACATTACAATTGAATGCACCAAAAGGAATATGTTTTGACCAGACTAATAATTGTATTTATGTTGCGGATAGTGGTAAACATGTTGTTCGTAAAATAAATTCGAATGGCGATGTTACCATATACGCAGGTAAATTGAATAGTAGTGGGTACGCTGGAAATGGTAATTTAGCTACATCAGCACAGTTGAATAATCCTACCGGGTTATATGTTGATAAAAATGGTAATTTATTCATTGCGGATACCTACAATCATGTGATACGAAAAATAGATAATAATGGAATCATAACACTTTTTTCGGGCAAACCACAACAACATGATGAACCGAAAGACGTTGTCCTTTCAACAGATTCTTGTTTGAAATCCCCATTGGGTGTAGGTGGTGATAACAACGGAAACATTTATATTGCGGATACAGGTAACAGTTCCGTGAGAAAAGTAGATGTACTTACCGGTAAAATTTCCACATTTACCTCTCCAAAATCAAAACCTATCAATGTTACGATAGATGACAACAATAACATACACGTAATTTGCGAGGATAAGAGTTTACATTATTTTTCAAATGGTAGTACTACTGAAACAACTGTGATTGGTGTTGCTAGTATGAGTAATATGTGTTTAGATGCGTTATCCAATTCTATCTATTATGTTACTAACAATGTTATTCAACTTGCGAGTATTACAACAACATCTGGTTCCACAACATTTTCTACACCGACCACTATATATGATACAAATTTACCTTCAAACACGAATCATAATACAGTTGTATTGAACTCACCACAAGATATGTGTATTGATGCTGCTGGTGAGAACATTTATATTGCGGATACCAACAATCATGTGATTCGTAAGGTAGATTCCAAAGGAAATATTAGTATTTTTGCGGGTATTTTCTCTACTCCGACAACACTACCTATAGACTCAAATAATAATCAGTTACCACAAACACGTGTCAATTATCTATCCCAACCCACAGTACAAAACGGTATATTTAGAACCCAAACTACCTTTAATTCACCGCAAGGTATTTGTTGTGATAGCCAAGGGAATATCTATGTAGCAGATACTAGTAACAACGTGATTCGAAAAATAGATAGTCAAGGTAATGTTTTCACAGATGCCGGGTCATATAATAAAGATAGTACAACATTATTTAATTTAACATCACCAACGAGTGTAGGAGTTGATACTAGTGGAAATATATATGTATTTAATACATTAAACGAAATTCGTGTAATAACTAATGGTATTATTAGTGATTTCGCTCGTGGTATGGCGGAATCTATAAGTTTAAATGATAGTAAAAGATTTAATACTGTTAAAGTTAGCAACGAATTCGTTGTGCCAGCTAAATTCAGTACATTGAAAAAAATATTTATATCACCAACCAATGATATTTATGTTACAAGTACATCATATATTTATAAAATAAGCAATGGAACAGTGTCTATTCATAAAGATTACACATCAACTACCAATAAATTAAGTAGCGTATTCATAGATAAAAAGAATAATACTTACATCACAGATGGTACTTTAAATATAATCAATACAAATAAAACAAAACAGTATAATGTAAAAAGAACACAAGATTGGTTCGATTACAATAGTGTGTTCACCAATACAAATGATGAATTGAACAAATACGGAACAATAATAACTGATTATTCAAAAATAACACCTAATAATACTCCATCACGAAACGCTATTTTCAACAATATCGTAAGTACTTGTTTAGATAAAAAAGGGAATATATACGTATTAGATGCTGGTGCGAATATTTTATATAAAATATACGATAACACAAATACGGTATAATTTTCTTTTTATAGTATAACATGGCCTTTGTTTTCAATAACATGGATTTATCCTTTATTTTTTATTTATTTTCTCGATTATCACCCTTTCTCATCGTATGTTTTTTTACATTACAATCCATATTTAGAATGGATTTGAAAGGTACAGTATATCTTGCCGGAGTAATCTTAGCTTGTCTATTTACCATACTATTTGGCAGTTTTCCTGGTTTACAAAGGATGAACACCAAAACAAAATTACCCAGTTATAGGTATGACGTTTGTAAACTTGTGGAATTTACTGGTGGACCCATATCATATTTACCATTAGGCATGACCATTTTAAGTTTCACATTTTTTTATTTGGGTTATTCGGTAGTTAAATATCAACTTTATGAGAGAAATTCGTTAATGATAGCCCTATTTGTTCTATTAATTATCAATGATTTTATTTACAATTCTACAAATGGTTGCGCAAAATCTATTTTGTTATTTATGTCTTTGGTCATTGGTTCTTCAATCGGTATGTTATGGGGTTATTTGATCGATATCTTTGGAGATACCAAATTACAGATAGTGACAGGCACCAATTTGAATACAACATGTATGAAACCAAAAAAAACAGTTTATAAATGTAAGCCCGCACCAGTACCAGCACCAGCATCTACATAAATAAGGAAAGCAATAAAATATAATTATAGTATAATTACAATTATATTATAAAAAATGAAGTTCAACATAGTTAATCTATTATATTTGTTTTTTCGTTTAGCACCAATCATTATCGTCACTTTTTTTTCACTACAATTCGTATTTAATTACGATGCGATATCCATCATTTATTTGGTTGGATTAATTCTGGCATGTATGGCAACTATGGCAGTTGGTAATGTTTTCTATGGTGGTATTTTTTTTAAAGAAAGAGCATTACAAACCGTAAACAGGAAGAAAGAACTCAATCCCATGTGTAAAGTATTTGAATTAACCAAAGAAGGACCACTATCCAATATACCACTCAGTCAAACCATTTTGGGGTATTCGTTTTTCTTCTTAGTATTGATTATTATAAAAAATGATGTGAGAACATTGGATTGGAAAAATACGTATACTGAAGATAAAGGAGGATTTGGAAAAAAAATTATGCCAAAAGTCAATCCGGGAGGGCAAATATACAAGGATAACTTACCTTTTTTTATCATATTACCATTGTTAATTATCGGAGACATGTTTTGGAACATCAAATATGAATGTGATTCGTTTCAAACTCTCCTTGTTTCTTTGGCTATCGGAGGCTCCATCGGATTACTTTGGTCCACTATTATTGATCAAACCTTCAATTCACGGTTTACGGGCGGCAAAGACAACAACAAAACCGATATTGGTGTGGTAGGTGGTTCTGGAAGACTTGATAAAATAAAAAAAATTAGTGCATCATATTCAACCTACGCCACAGGTAAAGAAATTGATATTAGTTTATTTAACATACTTAACAATAATATATGTGAAAAGTCCAGCAAAAGATCCATTTATAAATGTCGTAATATAACCGACCCTACTTCCACATCACAAGTAGTGATTCCAACTACATCCAATGACACAATGACCGACACAGATAAACTAAACCAAATATTAGAAAATATAGGTCAAACAAAAGCAACAACAGGTGGTGTCAGTATTGGAACCAAAACATATAGTAATTCCATTTCCTAATACAATAATTTTTCAAATTGGTAAAATAACATGAATATGTATAGAGTTAATCATGTTATTAAATATTTTTACTATATTCTATTTTTTAATACGAATGGCACCATTCATTGTGGTGTCCTATTTTACCATACAATTCTTATTTACGCAGGATTTATCAGGATTTATTTATTTAATCGGATTAGTTATCACATGTATAATCAACATTCAACTAGGAAATTATCCGTCATTACGCATTAGGAACGGTAAATCTATGGCAAAATATTGTAAAATCATTGATTTAACGGATAATGGTCCTTTGTCCGACTTACCTCTTGGTCAAGCTGTTTTAGGATATACTATGTTCTTTACACTATACATTATACTTAAATACGGATTGGTACAACAAAACATTGGTTTTATTGTTATTATTACCCTTCTTGTTGCCGGAGATTTATTATGGAACATAACAAATATGTGTGCGGACGTAGGTGGATTAGTTACCTCATTAGTTGTGGGTGGTTCTTTCGGTGTTCTATGGGCGCTACTGATTGATAGTACTAAAAAACGTACGAAAATAGACCTAACACGATTTAACAACGTGAATCCCAATCCGAATCCTATCTGTAATATGAACATTATCTCCAATAACAAAGAAGTTTATTCATGTACAACTTCAAACATTGCTATGTAGCGAAATTACCCATATTCTGATTGAACCAATCTTGAATTTTTATTATAATACGACGTCTATACATATCATTCGCTATCATCTGTGGAGCCGAATTTCTGACCAAATAGTATGACATGAAATTTTGAATAATATTTGATGTTATAGCTGTAGCGTATTTAGTATCTAATTCTTCCTTGGTAAACATCTCGTATCCTTTACGTTTATTCACACTGTTATGAAAAATAAAAAGCATCATTTTCATGTCTTGTTTTGTTTGAATCGTATTAAAATTAATACCATCTAAATATATTTTCGCATGATTTGCGCAATCCGGGCAAGGTAAATTTGTACATATTGAATACACAATATCCAACAAATCCTTTCTGAGATATGAGAATTGATCCTCGTTTACTTTTTCGGCCAACGTATGTAACAAAAACCAGGTGGGTTTTCCCCATTTCATTGTATTCGTCGATACAACAGCATCCACATTTATCAAGTCTATTTTGTTTACGGTTGCTACATTGGTGGCGGGTGGCGGTATCATTGTATTTATATAATTCATTTTCATAAAACCATTTGGTGGACTTGGTGTTCCAACCGAACCTGGAGTTTGATATATGATTCGTTGGTTTACTCTGCCAAACATACTGGTTATGTTCATTTATATTTTGGTATGTAATATATTATAATTTCATATAAAAAATATATATATTATACTATAGTGAGCTCTCATATTATGGAAACAAAACAACAATTGGTTATTTCTATACGTGAATGGGTTCGTATCGATAATGAAATGCGTAAATTAAAGGCAGAAACGAGTAAACGAAAGAAAGAACAGAAAAAATTGTCAGAATCACTCATGAGCGTCATGCGTAAGAATGATATTGACGAATTTGAATTGAATGATGGTAAGCTCATGTATTGTAAACGTTCTGTTAAAAAACCGATAACACAAAAAATATTGTTAGGTATTTTGGCCAACTATTATGAAGGAGACATTAAAAAAGCGGTTGATGTCAATAATTACATTATGGAGAACCGCGAAGAAGTTGAAGTAGAGAAAATAAGTCGTAAAATGTATTTACCTGAAAATATGGGTTAGGTAGACGAATATTGGTAACCGCCTTTGGCGGTTACGGGTATATTTTACACACTAAAATAAATCAATAGAATAATTTGCGCCTGACTTGGTATATTTCCCAATAATTGTCGGGTTCTCTTTTCCTTCTAAAATATCTGTAATTTTATACACGTTGTTCTGTTTGTCAAAATAATAAATAATACCCGAAACGTCTTCTGCAAAAACCTCAATTTGTTTCGTATTAGCAAGAACGGTTTGATCACTCATTAAACCATGTGGTGCTCCTTTGTAATGCGTTCCACAAAATTCACAATCATCACGACGACGTCTGGTACATTGTTCTCCATTTGCGCGCTTAGCACAACAACGATTGTTGTTAGGAATACTGTTTTTGACCCGTTTGCGTTTGACAAAGTCGTCTTTGTCAAAGGTTATTCTTTCGTATTCATAAATATATTCCATCAACTGGTTAACCTCACTTGGTTTATCCTGTGGATAAAGTTCGGTAATTTTCGCGCGAATGTCTTCCTTCAAATGAAGGAGAAAATGTTCCAATTTATTGTTAAGGCGTTTTTCCATGTTTGCTTATGGGGTTATTTATGTCATTTTTTTATTACAATTCAATTTTTATTCGACCCAAAACATATAGAGCAATACAATCATTGTATACAAAGTTAAAAAGATTAATTATGTTATCATAATAGTCACATAATATCTATATTATTTTGATTTATTTTTGTATATAACATATAATTATATATGGAATTATCAGTTCATATTATTCATATATTATTTATTGGTCCCTTTCTCATCTATATTGGGTTATATGAACCATCGTCACCTTATTTTTATTGGGTATTGTTGTTTTTAGGAATTTATATTATTTGTAAATTTGTCTTTATTGGTGTTACAACCAAATGGAGTGAACGACATGTGTGGTTTACCTTACATGCCTTATTTTTCGGGACATTATTGTTATATGTTAGTTATCACGGTCCTACAACACCACATGTAGCATTTTCATTGTTATTAGCCATTGGTATAGCTGCGTTTGGTTACCATAGTACACGTTTCATACAATATCAATTATCACATAAATAATTCTATTTTTCTATTCCTTGTCGTTTTCATTCATGCCATCTAGAAATCCTACCTTTTTAGAGTCCAAAAAGTGACCAATAGAGTAGCCACCTTTTTCTTTTACTGAATCACACTTTAGAAAGGAAATTTAGATTTCCATCCTTTAGTTTTTGGAAATATTTATTTCCATCGTAAAATACCAGAAAACCATTTTACAAAGTCCCCGAGAAATAAAAACAGAAAAACAATTTTCAAAGAAAAATCAGGGTGGCCACCTTTTCTTTTACTGAACTACCCTTTATAAAGGAAATTTAGATTTCCATCCTTTAGTTTTTGGAAATATTTATTTCCATCGTAAAATACCAGAAAACCATTCTACAAAGTTCCCGAGATTTCAAAATGAAAAAACCTGTTTCAAAGAAAAATAGAGTAGCCACCTTTTTCTTTTACTGAATCACCCTTTATAAAGGAAATTTAGATTTCCATCCTTTAGTTTTTGGAAATATTTATTTCCATCGTAAAATACCAGAAAACCATTTTACAAAGTCCCCAAGATTTCAAAATGAAAAAACAATTTTCAGAGAAAAATAGAGTAGCCACCTTTTTCTTTTACTGAACTACCCTTTATAAAGGAAATTTAGATTTCCATCCTTTAGTTTTTGGAAATATTTATTTCCATCGTAAAATATATTAAAAACAAAATAAGCGTATATAATAAATAACATGGTTATTAAAATATGTGAATGTTGTCAATATTCAACACCCTATTTCTCAATTTTTGAAAAACATCTGAAAACAAAACGTCATAATGCTATGAAAAATACAGTTGATAACAATCAAAAATGTTATCAATGTAAAATATGTAATAAAAAGTACGGAACAATATCAGGATTGTGGAAACATACAAAAAAAAATATTTGTGAACCAGAAGAGGTACCCACATTATCAATTATGGAAAAGGACACAAGCAATCATGGTGTAGATAAAATAGACCAATTGAGCAATCAAATCATGGAACTCAAAAAACAATTATCCGAATTACAACCGCAGTTGTCCAACATACAACCGTCTATCACCAACAGTAACAACACCACCAATTACAACAACATTCATGTTTATTTGAATACTCATTGCAGCAATGCGATGTCCATTGACCAATTTGTGGAGTCCATGCATTTTGTCAAGGATGATTTCCAAGAAATTGATAACAACCGCTTCTATTATCAAGGCGCAACAAGTATTTTAAAGAAATATTTCCAGCAATTGAAACCCGAAGACCGTCCTATGCATTGTATAGTTCCCATATTGAACAAACCGACCACGTTTTTTGTAAAGAACGAAAGCGAATGGAAGGAAGAATGCCAAAGTATGATTCATTATCAGATGAAATACATTGAAGAATTTGAGAACAAGGAAGAACAGATGGCCATGACGCGTTTCTTTGACAAATTCAACGAAAAACTCTACGAGACCTACAAGGAATTGTCTACATCGGACAAACGCATGGAAAAACGTATCAATGACAAAATGATGGGTGGAGGATCACGCGATAAGATTGATATGTTGGACGAGCTCGTGGAATCCAAAGTACTCAAAATAAACGTCAATAAGAAGGATGAAGCGATTCGGCATGGTCCCAACCTAACTCCAGAGGTAGCTTCGCTACCGGAGGAGTTTGAAGGAGGAGAACAACTCGCATAAGTGATGCGGATTCGGAAAAATTGATTATTTTGGATGATAATTACATATATAGGCACTACAATATATGTAATAAAATGAGCACTCACGATAGATTAATGGAACAGATTCAGGACCAAGGAAGGACGGATATCCTTCCGAAATCGAAAAATGATGTAGGAACACCTATCCTAGTAGACGGTAGCACAAACAACACCATTGTTGAACCTTCGCTGTTAGGAGAATCGCCGCCGCAAGAAAGTATTGTTACAGATTCAAGCATCATTGAACCTGCACCCCCCATTGTAACATCCATTTTTGATGAAGGTACCGAGCCCTACAAAGATTGGGTATGTCCGATATCGTGTAAATTGATGACGAACCCAGTAGTAGCTCAAGATGGTTACAGTTATGAAGAGTCGGAAATACAAACATGGTTAAGTAATAATTCAACTAGTCCAATGGATCGTACCGATATACTAGACAAAACCTTGTACAAAAATATTGGATTAAAGGCCACGATACAATTATGGAAATCAAACAACCCTAATTATGTAAAAGAAGACGAACAATTAGAGAGACAAATGGTTATGACAGCACTACGTGTGAAACCGGCCGCTACCCGTCCAATAGTAAGACAATCACCATTTATAACTCATGTAGGCCAAGTAACATTACCAGGATGGAACATAGTACAAAACATGCTTAATAGGAGTGATTCACAAAATTTATCTCCACGCATATCTCCACGTATCATTCAATTTATGCGAAATAATAGTTATACTCGTGTGGGAATTACGGATCCATAAAAACATAAATATTTGTATATTTGTATATTTGTATATTTGTATATTTGTATTTTTTGTATTTTCCATAAAAACATAAAGATAATATGTGATAAATACCGTATATGTTGGGAGATGAAAACAAAAAATTCGATATTCTGCCATTAGAATCACGAATATTACTCACAACTTCATGTTTGAGTCTATTTCCAATTTATGTGGCGTACCAACGCTCATTATGGTTGTATGTGTTTACATCCACCGGAACCATGGTTTGTTCGTTGCTCTATTGGCATAACCCTATTCACGGATGGCGTCGTAATTTGGACCTCATATACGCCAAATACACGTTTGTTGTCTATTTGGGCAGCGGTATTTGGTATGTTCCACATGGTTTTCCCACTTTTTTATTTTACTTGGGCGCATTATCGATCTTCCAATCTTATACACTTACTTATGTGTATCCGAAAATATGGATACGATATCACGTCTTGTTCCATATACTGAGTATTGGTGTAAAGCTATATATTTTGTATTATGTAACAGGAACCTACAAACTTCTCTGGTAGCGAAGCTACATTTGAAGTTAGGTTGGGACCAGTACATCCGTAAAATTGAAACAATAAATAATCAATAACAATAAATAATATATATAATTATAATATAATGACAGTAACACAACTACGTACCAATATCATCGAAGCGGTCCAAACCCTACAAGGAATGCAAGAGATCAATGACCTAGCAGTAGGTGATTATATACTCGAAAAATACAACATTTCGGAAAATTACTTTGATTTTCAAGATAAACTACAAAAAAAAGAGGAAATTGGATTGGGACCACTACAAATGATGTTGATTCGCAGTTCAATAACCGTAAAATCCGTATTATTTCACAATGATATATACAAAAAGTATGATATTGAGGGAGAACTAGAACTATTTCCATTATTGAAACATTTAAAATAATTTGTATATATTTTTGTAGAATTCATGAGCGTCCATACACGCTGTTCTCACATATTGTTTGGCCATGGATTTATCAGCAGTTTCTGAAAAGGCGATTCGGACTGTGCTCTTGGTGTCATGAGGATGGAATTTCTTAAAACCACAAAAACTCAATGTTTTTTCTTGTAGATAGTATTTCTCATACAAGAAATATTCGATCACCTTTCCCATGGTAAAATCTTCATTTTCCAAGAGAACATCGAAACTAAAATCCATGGTAGTTTCACTGTTTAAAATAGGCACCAAATTGGCATCCAGGTTCTCCACCATCTGTAAAAATTTTTCATAAAGAATTTTGGCACCCATTTTTACAATGGTTCGATTGTCATATACCCCCACGGTTTGGATTTGGAAATCGAAACTGTCGTCCTTGAAAATACGTTGTGCATCTAACAACATGAAATTCTTTTTTTTGAATTCGATATCGGATTCTTTGATGTTGTCCTGTGTGCGCAATTGGTCTTCTTGTTTTTGCCACACTTCAGCGATTTTTTCCCGGTCGGGTGTATTACCGTAGGTACATTTGGAAACTACATTAAACATACTATTCATACCAGCATTTCCCACGGAAAATTCCGCGGTCAATTTCAATTGTTCTCCAGGAATGGCATCGCTAATCTTGGGACGCAAGCGCACGAAATCAATGTAAGACCCACCGGCCAAAGTACACGGTGGGAAAATACGTTGAACTTCTTCGCGTTTCAGGTAATTACCATTTGTCTTATTACGAATTTTGAAATTCTCGGTAGTAACAAACATCACATTGTCGGTATCATTTTTCACATCAACTTCCAACATATAATTACCGGGTAACTGTGCCAATTCGGTGGAATGAATCGGTATACAACTCAATCGTTGTTTAATCATTTCATTATGAATGCGTGAGGTATTGATGGTAATATGACATTGATTTGTAGCATGAATTTCAGTTTGGATGATCACCGTGGGTATTTCACACAGAATAATACGACGTACAGCATTGGCTAAACTCACATTCAAATTACTCAGTGTAAACTGATAAATGGCATTATTTTCAGATATTTCGGAAATTTGAGGATTCATGGTCTTATATGATAATATGATATGTATATTTTACACAAAATTATTCTATATCAATTTTTACAAAAAAACATAAACACATTGTGAGAATACATACATGCCCCCTAAAAGAAAAGTTTATCAAAAAAGGTCTCTCGAAGAATATGTTCGTGGAGGTCATGAATATCTGATTATTGTAGAATCCCCTTCCAAATGCGCAAAAATCGAGAAATTCCTAGGTTCTCGCTACAAATGTGTAGCAACGGTCGGACATTTACGAGAAATAAGTGGATTAAAATCCATCCATACCCAACAAAATTACAACATTGAATTTACATTGTCATCTTCTAAGCAAGAACACGTCACATGGTTACGCAATGTGATTCGCCAATTCCCCCCTAACAATATATTGTTGGCAAGTGATGACGACAGGGAGGGTGAATCCATCGCATGGCACGTGTGCGATATTTTCGGTCTCAACGTAGAAACAACACCCCGAATTTTGTTTCATGAGGTCACAGAGACAGCATTGTTACGTGCTGTTTCTAAACCTGGAAGAATCAACATGAATTTGGTAAGGGCACAATGGTCACGCCAGGTTCTCGACATGTTAATTGGATTCAAAATATCCCCCATTCTTTGGAAATACCTGTATTACAACAAGGAGAACAGTTTGAGTGCGGGACGGTGTCAGACACCGGCGCTGCGACTCGTGTACGACAACGAACAAGACCGCATTCATGGGAAAGGATTGGAGAGAACTTACAAAATATTGGGGGATTTTACGGGACGTCATTTGGAATTTGTCTTGTCAGAGGAATTCACGGACAAGGAAAAGGTTCTCGATTTTATGGAGAAATCAAAAACATTTACCCATATATTGTCCTTGGGTTCTCCCAAAAATGCCACATTAGCACCCCCGAAACCATTCAACACGTCGTGTTTGCTTCAAAGTGCGAGCAATGTTCTCCATTTATCACCTAAAGATACAATGAAATTATGTCAGGTTCTCTACCAAAACGGTCACATAACTTACATGAGAACGGAAAACAAAAAATATTCGCAACAATTTGTGGAAGAAGCCCACAAATACATTGAAACGACTTGGAGTACGAAGCATCTCGGAGAACGTGAAACAGTGGTGAACCAGGATACCAACAATCCGCATGAAGCCATCCGTGTGACACATTTGGATGTTTTGGTTCTCGAAGGAAGCGAATATGTAGGTAAAATAGTTTCATTATATCAATTGATTTGGAAGAACACAGTACAGAGTTGTATGGCAGCATACCAATACCAAACACTGGATGCGAACATCACTTCACCCATAGAAGGGGTGTATTACAAACATCGAATAGAGGTGCCTACGTTTTTAGGATGGTCAGAGGCACGAAGCGCCTCAACAAGTAAATTCGCCGGTGGCAACATTTATTGTATCACCGGAGAAGTTCGGAAGGAAGCCTTGAATACCATCATAGGAAGCCATAATTCAATGGAAAATGACCAGAGCAAAGGAATGGGGGTTTGGTTGTATTTAAAAACCATTGTCGAAAAAACCCCTATCATCGAATTCAATCAAATAGCTTCTCAAATGACATTTCACAATCGCCATTCGCATTACACCGAATCAAGTCTCATTAAAAAATTGGAAGATTTCGGTATAGGAAGGCCTTCCACGTTTGCGATTTTCATCGACACCATTTTGGAACGCGGTTATGTCAAGAAAACAGACATTGAAGGAGAAACCATCATGTGCGAAGAATACAAAATGGAGAACCCTAAAAAACAAATCATATGTGACAGCGTAAAACGTGTGGTAGGGAACGAAAAAGCGAAATTAGTGATTCAGCCTACTGGAACGCTAGTCATCGAATTTTTGTTGACATATTTTGATTCATTGTTTGATTATCATTATACAAGAGAACTGGAAGACAAATTGGACATTATATCCGCAAATTCGAGTGAAAATCCCTGGTACGAATTATGTGGTGTTTGTGACCAATTGATCAAAACCATGTTGACACCATTAAATACACTATCGAAACAGACGTTTCCCTTGGACGCCGAACACGTGATTATGTTCACAAAATATGGTCCAATGATACAAAAACACGGTTCTCCTGAAGAAAAACCAATACCTGTGAAAAAAAACATCAAACTGGATTTGGAACAGTTGAAGCGTGGTAAATACACATTGGAAGATTTGGAAGACGTACCAAATCGTTGTTTAGGTGAATGGGAGGGAGAACCTATTTATATAAAACAGGGCAGATTTGGTCATTATTTAGAATGGGGAAACAAAAAAAAATCATGCAGCAAATTCACAAAAACATCATCAGAAATCACCATTGAGGATGTGGAGGCAATTATTGAATCCAAGGACAAGACCCACATGAATATATTACGAGAACTTAATTCAGAAATGAGTGTAAGACGCGGTCGTTTCGGCGCTTACGTCTATTATCAAAAACCCGGAATGAAAACCCCCAAATTTTTAAGCATAAAAAAATTCAAAGAGGGATTTTTGACGTGTAAAGCGGAAACCCTGATAGAATGGGTTACGGAAACTTACGGTTCCACATAAAATATTTTGTAATGATAATATATTCTGAAATATGGATTGTTTTCCATTTGTTTATTTAATAAATTTTATATTTGTAATACTGTATTTCGTATTTTTGTATCTTTTGTTCAACAAATCCTTTGAAAGTATTATGGTGATTTGTTTGTTCTTTTTGGTCATATTATCTGGATATACAATCATTGCTGAATTGATTAATATAAAAGGTGTGCTAGATTTGAGCAAATTTTACGATCTATTCAGTGATGATAACGGTGCGGGTGCTCTAAGAAAAATAATATTTTCTAATTTTACCATTATTGTGTTGTTAGTTCTCCTCATTATCAACATCATGTTATATGTGAATGGCGCTTCACCCCTGTCCATGATTATACTTTCAGTGGTATTGGCCGGCGTACTTTCCATCAAATTTGGTGTATTTTTCACAATCATACCCTATTGGTTAGCATTTGGTATTCCCATGGTACTAACCATGGTTGCGTTTATACTGCTGGTAATTGCGATATATTACATAAGTTACGGAAAAAACAAACATTTGGGTTCATTATCCGGCATGAGTTCCAATATGGGAACATTTAAATTATTTGCCGCGATGGAATTGATATTATTCATGTTATTTTTCATCTATTTTTTTACTTTTTATAAAAACAAAGAGGGACCACAGCGTATCAATGAATTGTTGGAATATTCATGTTATTTGGTATTACCGATACTTTACATAAACGCTGCGTATTTGGTGTATGTGGCTCAGGGAATCACCACACAAACCGGCTGTATCTAATACGGGAACCCTGCGGGTTCCCCGTACGCCCCTCCGCTAAGAAATGCCCCCACTGGGGGCATAACGACATGTAGATACACACTGTTATACAGGAAGGAGGGGGCGTACGGGGGGACCTTGGTCCCCCGTATTATATTATTTACTGCGTAACAAATATAATATTATGTTGTGATATGATTACAACATGAAATTCTACGAGACACACTATGAAGAATATTTGAATTCAATAAAAAAACACAATATACATCCTGAATTGACAACATTTGTGGAACGCTTACCTGAAAAAAGCACACAAATGGGGAATTTAATTGTATATGGCCCTACCGGAGTGGGGAAATATTCCCAGGTTCTCCAAATATTAAAAAAATACAGTCCCTCCAATTTCAAATACGAAAAAAAAATCACAATACAAACCGACAAGCATACTTACACATATCACATGAGTGACATCCATTATGAGATTGACATGTCATTATTAGGGTGTAATTCAAAAATATTATGGAATGACATTTTTCTTCAGATAGTGGATATTATTTCTGTAAAATCCGAAAAGGTCGGGTTCATTGTCTGTAAGAATTTTCAAATGATTCACGGAGAACTATTGGATATTTTTTACAGTTATATACAACAATATTCCGAATGTTGTTCTTCCAAATACGGGTTTGGAGGCAATATCATGATTCATTTCATAATAATAACTGAGAATGTGAGTTTTTTACCCAATAATATTTTACAAGCATGTCATATTGTGAATGTATGTCGTCCGTCAAAGAATGAATATAAAAAAATACCACAACTAGAAAAAGGTACTATTATTGATATGATTGATAGCAATGAGATCATAAACATCAAAGAGTTGTATTCATTTACAAACATAACGGATGAACAACAAATACCCAAAGATATTTTCAATGTTGTTTGTGACAACATCATCCGTGAAATATTGAATCATAAAAAACTTACCTTTTCAGGATTTCGAGACGTTATTTATGATATATTGGTGTATAATTTGGATATGGTGGAATGTCTATGGTATATATTGTATTATTTGATCACTTTTCACTCATGTAACTTCTCCGGACTTTGTCCTACGAAGTTAGTAACTTTTTCGACACCTTTGGTGTACGAAAAATCTACAGAACCGAATCAACAAAAAATATTATCCTATCAAGATATTTCGGACATTCTCAAAAAAACCCATTCTTTTTTAAAATATTACAACAATAATTACCGCCCGATATACCATTTAGAAAGTATGTTATTTTATATTATAGTAAAATTGTACCATTATGAACTATGACAAGGCATTACATATTTTGGAATTTGTAGATGAACACACCATGAATGATACGACTACATACACAATGTCAAATATGAAAAAACAATACCGGAAAATGGCGCTGAAATATCACCCAGATAAGAACTCAGACCCGGATGCCACTACAAAATTTCTGAAAATAACCGAGGCCTATGAATTTTTATGTGATCATTTTGATTCAGATGAATCAAAGATGGGCGGTATTCACACAATTCCGTATTCCGAACTATTACGTGAATTCATTTCATCATTGTTTCAAGAAAATGTCACGGAAAACAAATACATCATCTATATTTTTCATAATTTTGTCGAGAAGATAACAAAAATTTGTGAAGATAAATCCATGGATTTTATTCGAAAAATGAACAAACAATTGTTAATCAAATTGTACGGGATGTTGTATAATTATAAAGACGTGTTACAGATTACAGACACGTTTTTATTGAAAATGAAAGATGTCATAGAGGAAAAAAGGAAGGAAGATTTGTGTGTCATATTAAATCCCAGTTTGGAAGACCTATTTGCGCAACATTTGTATAAATTACATCACAACAATCAGTTGTTTGTAATACCTCTTTGGCATCATGAATTGGTGTATGATTTATCTGGAAACGATTTCTTTGTTAAATGTTATCCCATGTTGCCGGAACATATCACCATAGATGCTGATAACAATATCATTGTTGAAATAAACGCCGATATACAAACCGTTCTTGTAGAAGGAGGTATCAAGGTAGAATTAGGAAACAATCACTCAATAAGTGTTTCAGGAGAGGACATACGTTTAATTCCACAACAGACAATTGTACTGAAATGGCGTGGAATACCCAAAATAAATAGTGATACCATTTACGATGTCAACAAAAAATCAGATATCATTATTGAACTATTTATGATGGCATAATCCGTTTGTATTTTCATGTAAAAAAATACAAATGTACAAATATACAAAAACAAAACCCTAAGTGGGACTCGAACCCACAACCTTCAGATTAGAAGTCTGACGCGCTATCCAATTACGCCACTAGGGCTTTTGGATTTTTTTATTTTACATTTATTGTAATTATTCTTTATTTTATTGTAATTACTCTATCTTTGTAATCTATTCTTTGTAATCTAAACTTTCTTTTTCACTACTTTCTTTTTCGCAGGTTCAACAACAGCGGGTGATTCTACCTCAGCAACAGGTGTAGGTGTTGTATCTACAACAGTAGGAGCAACTTTAATGACCTTCTTCACAGGTGGAGGTGTAGGTAATGGTTCATCAACCACATCATCTTCACCATCGCTATCTTCAACAACAGTAGTTGGCGCGGCACTAACCGCATCTACAGTGCCATCTTCTTCGTCTGCCACCGTGCTAGTAATCATAGATTTACCCATTTGGTCCACATCTTCTGATGATAATTGGATGTGACACTTACCGTAAACACTGACAATTTCGCGTGGTTTAACTACACATTGAATCATTTTCCATGTAAGCCCCCAACCCTTGCCCCCAATCCAAATGCCCGAGCACTGAATAACACAGGCGACATTGCTCAATTTTTGTACAAAATCCATGGGCGACATCATACTATTTTCACAAGGGAAAATCAGTTCGCCACTAGGGTTATAAATCTCCACCGCCCACTTTCCATCATAAAAGGGTACCTTAGCACGAATAGAAGGAGGACGAGTGTAATCTACTTTTTTTGTATCCTTGTTTTTACTGTATTTCAAAAATGGGAAGAAAGTGTGTTTGACAAGTTCTCTAGACATTTCTTCTCCCCACCATAATTCGGAATTTCTCACAGCATCATCCAGAATTTGATTTTCGAAATCCTTGAGTTTTTGTAAGAAATCGGTGCTTGCTGCCGTCTTGTATTCTTCATTAGGGAAATTGAGAGAGATGCTAAACTTACCGTCGGATTCGCCCTTGTCATCCACAAAATCACTAATACCCCACGTCATCATAAGAGGCGTGGAAACATGTAGCGAACGATTGGTTTGCTTACTAATCAATGTAATTGATTTGCCACCCTTGTCATTGATTTTAGGTGGCATATACTTGATAGCATTCGTATTCCAATCATTAAAGGAAATGACGGGCTTGGGAGCAGTGTTGGATTGATTTGAGGACATTTTGATTTTGATGTGAGTGCTTTGAGGTTTGGTTTTGATTGCTTTGACTTAAACTTGACTGTATAAGATGATATATATCATCCGCAATTCTTTAAATCAATTTTTATAATATTTACGGGGATCTATATTCCCCCGCACGATCCCTCCTTCCGGTATGATATATATTATGGGTATGTTGATAACCAAGCTCCCGTAGTAAATATTTACCAAGCAAAAACAACATAAAATATATGATATTGTAATAGAATAATGAACGTTTTATCTAAGCCAATCAAAGAACCACCCAAGGAACTTTTATGTTGGGAAGATTATTACAAAAAGAATGTGAAATTACAAAGTTATAAAATCCCTCAATTAAAATCCATAGCGAGAAGCAATCGTTTATATGTCTCGGGAACCAAACCGATACTTATACAACGCATTGAATCACATTTTCATTTCATGAAATATGCTACATGTATACAATCATATTTTAGACGACATTTAGTGCGTCGTTTTTTTAAATTACGTGGAGAACGTGGTAAGAAAGAAACATATGTGAATGACACGGATTTTTACACAATGGAACCTTTGTCTGAAATGCTTTTTTATGAGTTTTTCAATTTCAATGATGCCTCGGGGTTTTTGTATGGATTCAATGTAGACTCCTTTATAAAGTTGTGTAAGACGAATAATGGTTTGACAAATCCATATACACGTGAAAAAATGGATATATCAATCATTGGAAGAATAACGTCATTACACCGAATCATTCATATTTTATTTAAAAAACATAATTATGATGTACATGAAAACAACGCACATTATGGTAATACATATCCATTGTCAAGATATCATATTGTAGTCCGAAATTTAGAAGAAATACTTCAGCGACCTATTCAGACACGTATTGAAGAAATTTTCATGGAAATTGATATGTTAGGTAATTATACTCAAAGTAGTTGGTTGTCATCCCTGAACCAAATAGAATGTATCCAATTTTTACAATTTTTGGTGGATATTTGGAATTATCGTTCGGACATGTCGTTATTGGTTAGAATGCAAATTACACCTTTTTATAATCCCTTTTATTTTAGGATAAATGAAACTCCTCCTTACCAACCGTTTCAACATCGTATAGTAACTGTGATTGAAAACATTGTGTTTTCTGGCGGTGACATTGAATATCGTAAATTGGGTGTCATGCACATACTTACAGCTTTAACCATTGTATCTAACGAAGCACGTGAAGCAGTACCGTGGTTGTATGAATCCGTTGTATTATAATATTTCGGGGATTTGTGAATTACGAGGACCCCCGCACTTCATGGAGTCCTTTAGGCAAATGTAAAATATAAATGCGTTAAACTACTTAAATAAATAAGGTATAGTTATGTATAATCAGAAATGGTACGAGTCTCTTCCAAAGTTGATAAGCAAACTGCTCCCGTTGTCGCCGCCACCCCCGCCCCTGAAAATGTTGTCGAGAAGACAGCCAAACCCCGTGCTTCCAAGAAGGCAGCTGTTCCCGCGGTCGAACCCGCAGCACCTGCTCCTGCCACTGATGCCGCAGTCGATGGTGTTGATGCGGAGTCATCAGTTGCTGCTCGCATTACGGAATTCAGTGCCAAGCTTCAACAAATTGGCAGCATCTTCGCAACAATGAAGACTGATTTCAAAAACCTTGAGAAAGCAGTTTCCCGTGAGCTCAAGAGCGCCCAGAAATCGTCTTCCAAGCGCCGCAAGGTGTCCACTGGCAATCGTCAACCCTCTGGATTCGTGAAGCCCACCCGTATCAGTGACGAACTCGCCAAATTCCTTGGAAAGTCCGTGGGCGTGGAAATGGCACGCACTGCCGTGAGTAAGGAGATCAATGCTTACATCCGTGAAAAGGGTCTTCAGGACCCTGCCAACGGCCGCAAGATCAACCCCGACGCGAGCCTCACAAAACTTCTTAATCTCCAAAAGGAGGATGAACTCACCTATTTCAACCTACAGAGATACATGAAGCACCACTTCATCAAGCCTGTTGTTCCAGTTGCTGCTGTAGCAACTGCTTAAATATCTATTCTAAGTAGAATCATATAAAACATAAAACATAAAACATAAAAAATTAAAACAATATAAAATAATGACCTATAAACAATCTATATTATTGTAAAATGAATAATAATATAAATTACGAGGTCATTGACGATTCCCCTTTTTCCTTTCAAAATACATTTCCTACATCCGAACAGGGTAACAACTTGTCCATGAAATCGGATGCGACATTGTTTGATAAAAAAATACAGGATTATATTCAAAAGACCAAACCTTGTGTTTATATTTTGACACCCTGTTATGGTAGCATGTGTTTTGTAAATTATGTTTCGTGTTTGATCAGCACATTGAGTACCCTCCGTCAGATGGGCGTGGATATACAAGTTGAGTTCTGTAAAAACGATAGTCTGGTTACACGTGCGCGAAACAACTTGGTCGCAAGAGCCATGGCCAACAAAAAAATGACGCATATTTTGTTTATTGATGCGGATATTACGTGGGAACCTGCATCTATTCTCAAATTACTGATTGCTGATAAACCCATTGTAGGCGGCGTTTATCCTTTGAAACATTATCATTGGGATAAATTGACGAAAGACCCATTGAATCCCTACAAATCGGACATCATTCCGTCCTGGATTAAAACAAAAAACGATTCACAATTGAAGGACATTATCGACGACGAAACCTTTATTCAAAATAAGTTGTTGACCTACAATATCAATTATTTGGGTAATTATTTGTCCATAGACGAGAACTTGGCCCAAGTTAAACACACTGCTACCGGGTTTATGATGATCAAACGTTCGACCATTGAGAACATGATGAAGGCATTCCCTTCTACAAAATATGTGGACGATGTACATTTTTTACAACCAGCAGAGAACGAGTTTGCTTATGCTCTGTTTGACTGCGGGGTTGAGGATGGTCATTACTATTCGGAAGATTGGTTGTTTTGCCACCGTTGGACCAAGATGGGCGGCGAGATTTATATCGATGTCTCAATTAATTTGAATCACACAGGCATGGAAGATTACAAGGGTTCCTACATTGCCAGTATTTTGAGCTAAATATGTGGGACCAAGGTCCCCCTCAGAACGGCACAAGGGAAGAGACACCAAGGAGGTCTCTGACCCCTCATGTCCTGTAGAACAGTGAGAATTTACGTGTCGTCATGCCCCCTTGTGGGGCATTTCTTGGCGGAGGAGCGTACGAGGAACCCGCAGGGTTCCTGTACCCGCAGGGTTCCTGTACCCGCAGGGTTCCTGTAATTAGGCAGGTAAATTCAATAACACAATGCCCGCAATCACAAGAAATACACCCAACATATGGGTTAACGTAATGTTTTCATTAAACAGCAAATATCCTACAATAACTGTGATAATTGGATAAGATGCCACAATTGCCGTTACCAAATAGGTTTTATTATCTTTTATAACGCGCATATAGAAGTAATTTGCTACAATATAAATTAAAAATGATGTAAATAACAATAATACCATCAATGTAGTGTTGTTTCTCACAGTTTCAATGTCTTTCCACATTCTATTTTTATGGAAAAATATCCAATAGGTGGCGCAAAAAAGAAAAACGAGAAGTCCATTCAATAATATGAAGCTCTCAATTTCAATAAATTGTAATATATATTTTTCCATTAGTGGAGTAATACCATATATGGTTGCAGCCGTAAAACATTCCAAAATCATACTTATAGTATGTGATGATTATTTTGTGTAGCCTAAGTTATTTGTTTACCCTTTACAAAAATACAAATCCATAACACGTTAAAAATTCGCGTAGTTTTACCCAATGTACAGTCTTTTTCGATTTAATCATCACATATTTGGTTTGGTCTACGTCGTTATTGGATTCCATAATAAACATGTTGTAAATTTGATAAAGCGCCTCAGCATTGCTCATATGATTTTTGGACAACCATTCGTAAAACAACTCTGGACTTTGCCCTTCGTCATGAGTTGATTTTTCTAGACCTCTACTGTAAGTAAAATCTACGAATCTACGATCATCGTTTGTTATCAGGCAATCGGAAAATCCATTTATGGATTGTTTGTAGTCTTGGTAATATTTCAGGGATTTGTGAAGAGTAATCTTCTGATGTAAATTGTAGTCGGTTCCTGATAAAATCATAATTTCTCGAAAATCCTGGAGGGGGAGCTGTAAATCTCGCAAAATATTATCTAAATTGTAATAAATCGCGGTGTGTTGTAACAAATTCATGTTGCGTATCACACGTTTACATCCGTAGACAAACATGTCCATATCATCACTTACGCAGGCCCAGGCTGTTTTATCCATCACCATTTTCACACATATTTTGTCCGCTTCTCCTTCCGCGTCTACATACTCAACCCCATACAAATCCATCAATGTTTTCACTTCTTTGATGTCGTTGGGATGTATACGAATGAATTGTCGACGTAGTTTTTCCATTTCAGCCGCGATTTCAGGTTGTATCTCGTCCGATGAATCCGCATTTTGTTTTAATAATTGATATTTTTCTTCGGCCTGTTTTTTTTGTATTTTGCGTTTTTGGATGAGTTCCTCTTTTTCTTTGGGAGGTTTACCGTCAAACACAAATATGGGTGTAATTTTGTAATGTCGAAACACTGTAATCATATGATACATGTTCTCAATAAGAGACTTTTCTTCCATAAATTTATACAAATAAATACTTGTATCTACTACGAGCGATTTACCTGAAAATATGGACAAATGTTTCTGTTTAATGGCATGTTCTGAGCATTTTTCTAATAAATATTTATTCAAATTTTTAATTCCCATTTATTTGTGAGTTGAATTCAAAGTGGATTTTTGAATTCAATTTTTACAGGAACCTCGATTCCCCGTATCCTGTAAGTTTATATACCTAACGCACTTGTAACTGCGTTAAAAATAGGTTCATTTACTGCTTTATCTAATACTTCTTGTTTCACACCTGCATTTATTATTTTTTCGTTACGAAATTTACGTAAAATATAATATATATCACCACTTGTTACTGCACTATATGTTTTGTTCAAATTCATTGGTTTCAATTTAAATATTGGTTGATCCGATATGCGTGTTATTTTTTGTAAAATATTTAATTTTTTGGGGTCTACGCTCTCTACAACATCTGATGTAATTACTATTTGATTTTTTTTTAGTACAAACCAATTATTCGGTAACTTGTAAAATAATATATTGTTCAAGGATGCAAACACCTGAGTATTTATAATACCATAAATACGCATCATAGCATACCAATCATTACCTACTTTAATAAAATATTCTATAAATTTTACCTTGGATGGATTATTCGGTTCTTCTATTTGAAACGAACATGCTTCTATTTTTTTATATGATGATGGTTTTTTCGCATCTATGGATGATTTCATATAAACACAAAATGTAGGTGTTAAAAAAGAATTTGGATCAATCAGTACAGCAAAATTATTTGGAATGATATATTCTATATCGTAAATGTTTTTTTTAGAAAAAAAACCACTACTTTTATAGGTTACTTTTGTCTTATAACTTACGTTATCTGCTCCCGGCTTCTTTGTTTTAGTTCCAACACTCAACGCACCTAAAATGCCACCTTTTTTACGCATGGTTCTCCTTAATGATTTTTTTTTTCGTTGGGTTTTTTTCATAACTTACAATACATTGATATATATATTTCATCCATATATGGTCATACGCAATGTTTCGTGTTCGAATCCATCGTTTGGTTTTTTGACATGTTCTTCCATATACACATGTTCTTTTACATACGGTTCTCTTCGATACAAACGATACATTAATCCATAAAATGATTTTAAATTGTTATTGGTTTTGGTGAAATGGAGAGAACCTTGGTTGTGTGTCCAACACCACTGTAAAAACGTATCCAAATGATACAAACACACTGATTTCAATACATAATAACACAATACGTTGGTACGTTCTTGATATTTTTGTAATTTTTTCTGGGATTCTGGGTTGTCCGGTTGAATAAAATCTTTGTAAGAAATACCCATATGATGGAGAACCTTGCCACTTTGAAACAACGAATATTTGGATTCCATCGACAGTATGTTCTCCATCTTTTCGATAATATTGTTTATACTATGTTGGGTTCTCGGAAAGCCGTTTGATAAACTGGCGACAAACATGGTGTTGATGATGGTTGCCCAGGTTTCACAATATGTTTCAAAGAGTAGTCCATCCGTCTGTACGTGAAACATTTCTTGTATGGTTTTTCCGTAAACGGTACTAACTTCGGTCATACCTGAGAAATCCAGTCCTAATGTATGGAAGGTTTCATGAATGAGAACCTTGAACCATTCTTCTTCTCGAAATATCTGTATGGTCCCGTTTTTACTACACGTTCTCGTTAATGCGGTATTGGCATGAACCATATCAATGGGACCCTGGCGTGGTTTGCGTTTATAATGTTGTGTTAAATACAAATAAATATCCAATGTTTCGCCGCAATTTCTTTGAATGTTCTCCGATACGGTATGAAACCACAACCATATTAAACGCACCGAATGAAGAAAATATTGTTGGATTTTTTTGTCTGCTTGGTTCTCCGTGGTTTCAAAGGGTAATGGCATAAACATGTGTACTCTTACCGTACGAGAACCTACTACAAATTCAAAGGATTGTGTTATTTTGGGAGAACTAACAATGATATCACGAATTTCTTTCGGAATGTCGGTAAATAAATCGGCGCGTTCTACGTTCTCCATTGGATAGGCATTTTTTTTCAAAAGAGTATAACGGAAACGGTTGTAAGCCGTTCGAAACCTTTCCAACAAATTCTGTAAGAATAAACGGGACGTTCCGGACAATGGCAAACTTTTTTTAAAATGATTGGGAGAACCTGTGGTTATATTGGTGATGAAATCCTGTAATTTTTGGGATTGTTGTCCTAATTTCATGAAAATATATTGTGTAGTAAAGATACAATATACTTTGATTTTTTACAGGAACCCTGCGGGTTCCTCGTACGCTCCTCCACCAAGAAATGCCCACATTTAGCACCGAAGGTGCTCAGAGGGGGTATGACAACACGTTAACTTCCGCTGTTATACAGTAAGGAGGGGTAAGATACACCCTTTTGGGGGTCTCAACCTTGGTTCCCCGTAATGGTTCTCCGTAAAGTCATCAATTCCATGTCTATTTCCGGCGGAGATTGTCGCACAAAATTCACGAGTTTGGCCGTTCCGGTCAGTAACAAGACTTCTTTTAGGTCCAGATTTCCATCAAATTTGGCCTTGAGTGCCAGCATACGTTCCGCCATACTTCGTTCACCATCATAAAAATCGGGATCGATGTTCACATTGGCAGGTCTGTATTTGTTCTTGGATTTTCTACCGGCGGTTTTGGCAGCAGCAACGTCTTCATTGAATTCACTGTCACGTGAATCTAAGGAGAACTTTGCGTAAAAATCGGGATGTTGTTTTCTAAATTTCGACCCCTGATAATAGTGTTCCACCGATGCCCACCTTCGGTTGTCCACCATAAAAGGAGCTTCTGTCCAAGAATCATGTAATTTACGACGCCACGATTTTATTTTGGCGAGTTTCATAAAGGTATGTTTCTTGTCCGCCGGTATTTTTTCTCCCTGAGCGGATGTTCCCGGATCTTTCATGGTAGGTGCGTGAATGTCCAATACAAAAACAATATTCGCATCGTACATACTGGATAAATAGGCATCGTCGTTATCTGCCTCTTCTTGTTCTCCTTCTTCAGGACTCAATCCAATTTTCGATTTTAAATTACGGAAATCTTGTATCAAATAAAAAATACCCGAATTGCGCTCCATACATTTGTTAATAATCAATACTTTGACGTCGTAGGGAATTTCCGAAAAATCGAAAATTTTCTTTTCGCGGTAGGTAACGAGGCGATAATGTGTACCACTATACGAAGTCATAATGTAGAATTCGGGCGTGAATTTCTCTTTCTTCTGAATGGACTTGGCCGCTTCACCACAATTTAATACGGAATCTGGAGAACCGTCGTTGTATGCTTCTTCGGAGAAAATGACGAGTTTACAATTTAATTTGTCTTCGAGTGTGGAAATTGCCCAGGTGTCTGCCCAAAATTTGGATGTTTTGATGAATTCTTGGAATTCGTCCAGTGAATGAATGTCTTTCATGAATCCGAAATTGTAACGTAAAAAGGCCGCATTTTCGTAATTGTCTTTTTTTAATTTTTCCATTTGTTTATTAGCTTTTTCGGCTTGATGTATAATTTCCTGATGTTCTGCTTTAGTTATTGGTTTTAAAACCTTTATATATCTTGCTGTTTTTCTTTTATTTGGTGATAGATCAACACGTTCCCTGTATTCTTTCATCATGTTGGTCAAATTCGCGATTTCTTTGTCATTTTCCACAATACTATCTTCGATAGCTAAATAAACAGCACGATACTGTTGAAATAGTTCGTCATTGGCTTCTTCCGCTAAAAGTTCGCGTAAAGTATCCACAGAGGTGATTTTACCGACTTCTAGAAATGCGTCACGGATCACCGCAAATAGGCAATCACCTCCCCCCTCATTGTCTTGGATATCATAATGATTGTTTTTCATGAAATTTTCGATCCATTCGTTCTTGGGGGATTCTTCAAATTTGGATTTGATGTCCTCCGCCATGGTTTTGGTCTCTTCGACCAATTGTTTGGGCATTTGGGACGCCTTATCCGTTTTGAAGGGAGAATCCGACACGAATGTTTGTTTTTTGGGTTTTTTACCCAATTTAGAAGCAGGTATCTTAAACATGTCCTCATCTTCGTTCTCTGATTCCTTGGTTTTGTTCGTTTCATTCGATGATGAAGATGATGACGAACTAATAGATACTGTATCTTCCTCATCATCATCTTCGTCCTCGTCATCATCACCCATAATAATCGCATGTTTCAACGTTAAATATCCGTGGGTTAACAAGGAAAAAAACAGTGGCGGATATTCCAAATTATCGGGATCAATCATGCCGTCCTCGTCTACCATGGATTTTTCGTGTTCTGGTTCTATTTCCAAGACACCAATTTTCGACATTACCACGTTTTTAGCCACCAAATACACCGGATAATAAACGATATGATGACTTTCCAAAAAGGCCTCGTTTTTTCTTCCAAAGGTTAGGTAGAATTTTACGGGATCTTTTTCATCATCAAACGTCATTTCTGTGGGATATTTGTGTGGTTGAAAATTATGATCCTTTTTTTCAATGGCGGAATCTTCCTTGTACACCAATTGTTTGTTTATTTGTGAATGAACCATGACACTATATTATATAAGGTGTATATTTTATGTTTTTTTTACATAAAATACAAAAATTATCTTATTCATACTTGGTCTTCTTTCCGTAAATGGACGTTGCGAGCAATCTCCTTCATAATTTTCGGATAGGCTTTCATTCGTTCATCGTAAGGTTGTACCACTGTTTGCATCAATTTCATCCACATTTGTCCAGTAGGGCTGTCTAAATCCTCGTTTTCTGCCGAAGTTGCTTCCCTCCAATCTACAAAACTATTGATGCCTTGTTTGGCAGCCCATTCCAGGGCTTCCACGAGTTTTTCTTTGTCTTCGTGCTTGGTCCATTCGTCGTTGTCTTTGATATACATGATTTCACGTTTCAAGTCGGTAAAATGAATAGGGCGGTTGTAAACACTCAATAATTTCAGGTTGTCCAACAGAATTTTTGTTACTCCCTTTTGAAATCCGTGATCAGCCTGGTGATAAAGATGGTCAAACGTAATGTTCATGTTACTGATGAAATCAAAAATGTTCATGGCATCTTTGCATTTTTCGTTGAGAAACACATTCATAGTACAGTGATTGTTCGTTATATTGTTGTTGTTCGTTATGTTGTTATTTTGGGTCATTGTTGGCTGTGATTTTATTTCTTGTAGTATGGTTTTTACTACAGTCACCATTTGTTCCATCATATGCTTGTTGTTGTCATCAATCATTTGTTTGTTGTTGTCCATCATTTTTTCTACGATAGTCACTATGATGTCTTTTTTGATGTTTTCATCATTGATAACTGGTGCGACAATCATTTGTGTTACAGGGGTATCCTTAGGGTCCTTAACATTGTAGTCTTCGTCTGTTGAAGGTATTTCCGCGATTTCCATCACGATGTTCTCTGTTTTACCTTGACATCTTTTTGAATGACCCCAACATGACTTATAATTTAGATATATTTTGTCACATTTTACACAAATATATTTATTAATTATTTCGATAAAATCCTCTTCCTTATTCTCATTACGAATATGCTGCTTGGACTTGCGATGTTTTTCCGCTTCCTTTTTAGTATTACACATAAATTGGCAATAATCACAACAAAAATTGGTGACCATTGTTTTTTTTGACTTAATATCATGTGAAATAACGGTATTATTATTATTATTTTCAAATTTACCATTATTGGTAGGTTGAATTTGCTCATTAAGAGCTGTTTTCGCGTTTGTTGTGTGTTTTTCGAGCTGTTTTCTCCATATATTGCTCTTTTTTGCGTGTTTTTCGCTTGACATGTGTCTATCATAATTAAATCTTTTGCTCCATGATTGATCACAACACTCACATATATAAGTAGTTTTAGTTTTTGACGTCATCTTTTTTCCCTAAATACTATGTAAAATTTTCTTTAATATGATTTTTGTAGAGAAAAAAATAAAAACGAGCACGAAAAAAGAACAGTTGCGTCCAAATTCTTTTACAGCATAAATGTAAATTACAATTTCTGTATTGTTACCATCATGCTCACAATTCCCATTTTACAAAAATCTGAAAAAAGTGATTTTTAAAAGTCCGCCAGCTTTTTTGAAAATGGGACATTTTAAAATGTCCAGTTTTCAAAATTTCAAAATACTTTTTATAGAAATTTTTATGTATACTAAGAATTGTAAAATTATTGTGTATTTTTGCGCATTTCATCCAAGATTTCTTTGGGATAACACATCTCCTCTAAAATTAAGACAGCTCCTTGTATTTTAGAAATACCTTTTTTCATCACATAGGTATATTTCACCTTACCTGTTTCCGGGTTCTCCACCACATCCATCTTATAATTCGCAATTTTCTTAAGTGCCGCCTTCTTTTCCAATTTCTTCTCGAGTTTTTTGCACAAAGACACATAATGAGTTGTGAGTATGAAATCGACGTTCTTGTATTTGGAGAGATATAACAAAAACGCGTAAGCTGATTTGGTAGCTTCAGTAGGGTTCGTGCCTGAATACAATTCGTCGAAAATACAAAAGTGTTTGGAAAACTTCTCACCGAGTGACTCGTGGTAAGGCTTATGTATGATGTCAATGATTTCTTTACAGCGTCTGGATTCCGCTTGAAATAAACTGTCACGGCCGCTGGTGTCGGGAATATTCAGGTAAGAATGAATATGTGTATAAGGGGTCAAATCACACGATTTATAAAATCCGACCCCAAATTGTTGGGTGAAAATCACATTAATGGTGGTAGCTTTCAACATGGTTGTTTTACCTGAAGCATTGGGTCCGGTAATGATGGCATTGTTACTGAGGTCAAACGTATTTTTCACGTGTTCTTTACCGACATGTGGAGGATAATATTGTTTTCTAACACAAGTAGCGGAGTCGTCCGAATGAATGTTAGCCGTCGCGATATGATTATGTACCATGTTGTCGTGAATCCCGGTCAAATTGTTCATGTAACCTTCGAATCCCATAGAATAACGAATGCTTTCTTCGTACTGAGGATGAGAATGGAGTTCATAAAAGCATTTCAACAAATAGCCGATTTCGGTCAATTTGAAAAAACCGGGTTCAAAAGGACGTATAGGCAACAGTTCATCGTAAAAAGATTGGAGAACCAAATAATGTTTGTGTGTATTTTGGGAAAAATCTCCGTAACTCGAGAACTTGTCCGATATTTTCATAAAATTCTTCATACTTTGAATAGAATACCCCACATAATCGCGCAATTCTGTCAGATGCGAATTGATACGGTGTATATTTCGATAAAATCGACAACATAAATTGATGTTTTGATAAATTTGTAGGAAATAAAGGCCAATAGTAATCATCATGTAGATAATTTTGTCCCAACTAAGTGATTGTAAACTAGAAATGGTCTTGCCAATGAAATGATGTCGGGCAATGTCTTTGAGAACCTGGAAATACATTTGAAAAGTGATAGGAACCTTTTGTATTTTTAAAATTACAAACGGAAAAATAAGAAAAATAATAGGGATGATAAAACTCATGATTGGCGCTGTCATGTTAATAATGGAAAGTGATTGTAAAAAATAGGGTGATTTATTCAAATATTTCACCATATCCCACTCAATATAACAATATTTTTCCAAAAAATCGGGGTCTTCTTTGGTGTCTTTCCAAATTTCCATTATTTTTTCGCATTTGTCTTGAGTGAATTGATACGGCACCGATAATTCCTCTGTCAACTCGGGTTCACGTCCAGGTCCAAACTTCTCCGGACTTTGTCCTACGAAGTTAGTAACTTTTTCGACACCTTTGGTGTGCGAAAAATCTACAGTGTAGGTTCTCATATCTTCTAAATATTGTGGCATTTTATGTAGAACCTGTTGCGAATGGTTAAGAAACACGGTATCGGTGGTGAAACTCTGATTCCAATCTGAAATAATATTTTTGGCAAAGTCGTGTTGTGGTTGCAACAAATAATCATACATACCTTTGTCTTCAGGAGAACTTGCGATCATTTCTAAATCAGAACTCACCAAGGATGAAAGGGGGCGTACGGAGTCTTCAGATAAATATGTAATGGGCAATTTAAACACGGAATGCAATGGTACGGAGGAATCTTTTTGTTCGGAATCATTTTCTTTCCATCCCATCATTTTACCGATGCCCAAATTGTATTTAACGTCATATTGTTGAACGGTATCTTTCCAAGATTCCATGGATAAATATAGATATGTATTTATCCAATATTATTGTAATAATGTACAAACGCAAAATAATATAAAAAAATGTCATGTATGTATACAAGTATTATGGTATCTCCCAAAAAATATTCCATTGAGGAAATTGGTCTACTTAGACAAAATACAACCAATTTGTACTCAAGTATATTAGACGAAGGAACACAGCAAATAATAAGTGATTTAGAAAAAACGATACAACAATTTGCGTTCAATGTCGAAAATGGTGAAAAACCCCTACGAAAAAATACAGAAAGGACAGTAATAAGTCATGATCGTCGCGTAAACAACAAATTTTCGTCAGAAAGAAAACGTCCACAAGACGATTCAGAAAATTGGAATGCAGGAAAATCGTTTAAAATAACACCAAAATTGGTTAAAACTGACACTGACAAAACAATTACTGATGTGCGTATGGCGCTAAATAAAATGACAACAAAGAATTACGAGAGCCAATCTACAGTGATTGTTGGATTAATTCAACAAATAATGGATACTTCGACCGACGAAGATGTGGATTCTGAACCAAAAAGAGTAGACGAAGTAGGAGCTTTTGGTTCAGAATCCAGAGAACGAAGTTCGACGGATTCTGAAAAACAAATAAACAAAATTGCCAAAATTATTTTTGATATTGCGAGTTCGAACAAAATATTGTCAGAAATTTACGCAGAATTGTATAAAAAATTGATCGGTGAATTTGGTCAATTTCAGGCGAATATGGAAGATTTGTTGGAAAATTATCATTTATCCCTACATGAAATTCATTATGCGGATCCGAACAATGATTACGATGGATATTGTAAATATACTAAAACCAATGACATCCGGAAAGCAATGACCATGTTTATTGTGAATTTAATGCGGAAAGGAATATTAACGGAGAACTCTATTTTGGAAACAATCATTTATTTGGAAAAGGCGATATTAAAGTATGCGGAAGAAACCGAAAAGAACAACGAAGTAGAAGAAATTACCGAGAATTTGTTTATTTTGATATCACAAAGTGTATCTGTGTTAAAAGACCGTGAAGATTGGATTGAACAGATTATACCCGCAATACATCATCTTTCTAAATTAAAGAAAACAGAGGGAGCTGCTTATCCCAGTATGTCAAATCGAGCCACTTACAAATATATGGATATATTGGATGCTCTCAACTAAACAGATGATTATGTGGAACATTGGTTCCTACGAGAGCACCTTCAGTGTTCAATGTGGAAACCCCAATAAAACTACCTAAAATAAGTGATAGTAATAAAGCTAAAATAAGGAAAATTATAGAACCTATTTTGTTCGTAAATTGAATCGACGTCATGATACTATACAGTGAATATATATATTATAAAATGAATTTAAAAAGGAAACATATAATACTGTATATTGGTAATACAGTATTAGTATCCTCCACCAATCACCAAAATGTCAGAATCTCCTCTTGCTCTTATTACGTCCCGTCTAATTGGTCGCGTCAAATGGTTTAATAACAAGTCCGGATTTGGATTTCTTACCGTTTGTGAAGGTGATCATAAAGATAACGACATTTTTGTTCATTTCTCTTCTATTCGTGGTGAATCACAGCAATACAAGTACTTGGTACAAGGAGAATATGTCGAATTCAATCTTATTAAGTCAGACAGTGAGAATCACGAATTCCATGCGGCGGATGTTTCTGGTATCATGGAAGGAATTTTGATGTGTGAGACTCATCGCTTGAACAATTCTTATCCTACAAGACAGCAAAATATGGGCGGTAGAACACAAGTCCATGCTAGCAATTATCGCGAAGATTCCGGTGATTATCCTCCCCGTTCTGCTCATAGAAATGTGTCCGCTGATGGTGAGGGATTTTCTGAAGTGAGACGTCGCAAGAGACCAACACAGTCAGTTCATACTTCTTCAAGTGTATAATTTTTCGCTAACCAAAGGTTTCGAAAAAGTTTGACCGAAAACATAAAAATACATCTATCCACATAATATAGATGTATTTTCTTTCAAAGACGGATTTTATTGATGCGTTTTTAGATAATCAACAAATGAAATGGTCTTATTTTTTGACGAATTATAAAGTCGAAACGGGTCGTACCATAATTCCATTAAAAAAATACGCAAAATCACATGAAATACCTGTGTCAGATTTGCGCGAATTGTTCGACCATATTCAAATCCGAGAAGAATATTTGGGACGCTTTTACGATACTTCGTTGAAACCTTTGTTACCCCTCTCTATAACAGAAAAACCCATGCCACTTTCCAATATCAACAACAACTCCGCAGTAAAATACAAAAACATCATCAGAAACATGTATTATAAAGATATTTTGGAGAACACCAAGTCGGGTATAAACAATGTCAAATCATTTTTAACAGTTTTAGATGATTTATATAACAATCAACTCATTGATTATAAGATATTGACCCCTAGTGCGCGTTTTTACACAAAAAATGGTAGAATTGGGAGTGTATTTTCCTCCTTTTATTTTCGCGCATCCATATTGAATCCCTACGTGATTTATTCGTTAAACGAGCGAATACTCAAAGGAACACGGATTTTTACACCTACATTGGGATGGTCATCGTATTGTTATGGGTTCATGGAATGTCCGAACGTGATAGAATATGTAGGAAACGATATTATACCCAGTGTATGTAAAAAAACTGAAAAATTTTCCCGAACGTTCTATCCTGAAAAAGAAACCACCATATGGTGTGAACCATCCGAAGATTTGCTAACAAATATGGTGTTTATGAAAAAATATAAGAATCATTTCGACGTTGTATTTTTCAGTCCACCGTATTATCGATTAGAGATATATCCTGGTAAAAAACAAAGCACTATGAGGTACAAAACCTACGAAGAATGGTTACATGGATATTGGGAGAAAACCATCCAAATGTGTTGGCATATTTTGCAGTCAGGTGGTCGTCTCTGTTATATTGTCTCCAATTATCAAGAAACCGAGAACCCTGAATTAAATTTGGTTAGTGATATGGTAAATGTAACCAAGCAACATGGATTCGTACAAAAAGGTGTGATACGACCCATGTGGAACAAGACGGTCGCAGTCAATGTGGATACGGGGGACAACCATGAGAGCATTTGTATTTTTGTCAAACAATCATCCAAATAACGATAATAAAAACTCATAATCCGGATCGTCGGAATATGACAAAGAATAACTATATTTCATATATTCATGTATAGGCGAAAAATCACTGGTAAATATCGATATATTTTCCCATGATTTCATTTTGGTAATACGCAAAGCATTACCGATGTTTCCTGAGTTTGGTTCGGACCAAGGCAGCGTTTTCCCGAATAACATATAAATAAATAAATATCCCAATGAGATTACGTCGTCACGACGACTGAGTGTATTACCAATATGATTGTAATAACTGACAAATTTTGGTGTACCTGTAATCGTCTCTTGTTTTTTGTTTGGAACATGTTCTCCTTCTTCATCCATAAAAAACGTTGCGAGGCCGTAATCGATCAAATATAGTTTGTTTCCACGTAACATAAAATTTTGTGGTTTAATGTCACGATGAATCACAAAAAGTTCATGAATGGATTTCAAAATACGGATACATTGCTTTATATGGTCGGAGGAGATGCGTTCCAAAGAATCGAAATTTTGTTCGTAGTAACACATGACCAGATGAGTAAACCCGGATTGAACACCATACCAGTGAATCTTGGGTAATTCTTTGAATTTATGTTGGAACAAATAACTCATGATGCGTACTTCGTGTTTGATGGATGAATATTCCACATCCGCTTTTTCGGTTTTGATTGCGACAGGTTGATCGTCAGTAATGTCCACCGCTTTGTGTACAACACCAAATTTACCTTTACCTAACCACTGTTTAACGAGATAAATGTCACGAATAACCAATACGGATGATTTTAGCTCCTTAAAATCTTCCAATATTATGTCTTGTATTTCCATGTAAATATTATGATAACATAATATTATATATTTTTGTAAAAAAGTAAATGATATAATAATATAGGACGATAACATCATAACATGAATGAAAAAATAAA